AGACTGATCTCTTCGACCTTCTGTTGGGCTAAAAAGCCCCTCTCTGCCAGTGCCAGTTCACGCTCAGTCTGCATCTGGGCTAGTTTAAGTTCCTGAGCCTTATCTGCCCTGTCTTGGAAGAAGTTCAGTACCTGTGGCAGTCCAGAAGCAAAGAAGCCGATAGCGGATGATATAAGGGATAGCATAGGGTTCCTTAGGGTTTATAACCGACTACATAGGCAAAGCTAACTAGAACCAAAGCAGCTAAGAAGCAATACAGCTTCAGTTCAGCCAGTTTCTTTAGGTCTCTGCCGTACTCATCAGTTAGGTTTTTATTATCTTTTAAGATGCGCTCTTTAATGACTTCTATCTCAGCCCAGGCAGCATGACCGTGCTTCTCGATGATGTCGTGTTTGAGTTCTTCTTCTATCTTCTTAATTTCGTAGACTCCACGCCATTCTTCAACGGCAGAGAACACAGAGGTATCTTTGGGCCTGTTTAGCTGCTTCTTGCGAAAGGCGGCTCTGGCCTGCACATCAGCCTTGCCAAGTTCTTGGATGTCCTTGGTGACTGACTCCAGTTCCTTACCTACCGCCAATGCCTCTTTGATGCCAGCGACAGCAGCCTTGGCAACTTGAGTGACTGGTTCGCTCATAGTTACTCCGGCAGTCTATCTGCTCGGTTGTAACCAAATAAAGTCTGCGGTGCTCCAATACCGCCTATTTCAGCGGATTGTTTTTGCACTAAGTCTCCGAATTGTTTAACAATTTCTGGCCTTGATCTAAGAAGTAAGTCGCTTACCTGTAATCCTAATGGAGAGTACACCCCCGATATTCCAAACGCCGTAGGCACACCAATAGCCGGATTAGATAAAACAGTTATACCGCCTCCAACCTGCGCTGCTAAACGGCCTTCCAAAGTAGACTTTGCATCTTCTCCAAGAATCTTTAGAGCTGCGTCTGCGTCAACCTGTCCTCTTGCTCTACCTTCCGCAAACCTTGCCTTTTTACGGCTTAGGTCTGCTTGCCTCACAGCTACTTGATATTGTTTTGGAGAAAACACCCCGTTTTCTGCCCCAGAGTTTGCAGCAGCAATTTTCATAATTGCCAAATCCCCAAAGGCGCTGTCAACTCTACGAAGTTCGGGTGTAAGTTTTGGATTCTGATAGCCAATTTCTTTTTTAAACACACCAAGAACGCCTTGTAGCGCCTCTCCAATTTGCCTATCGCTAGCAGACGCACTATTAAGATAATTTAAAGCCTCTTTCCGAAGATCAGATTCTATGGCTTTAATATTAGTGCCTGTTAGTTGACTATTAGCGGGAAACTTACTTAGCATTATGTTGTTTACAACTCCCTGCACAGTCTCTCTCTGGCCTGGAGATGGTAAGTTAGCTTTACTGAGTGAGCCAAGAATGTCGCTAGTGGTCTTAAAATCTAACTTAAATGACATCTTAGACAAGACATCATCATATTTCTTAGACACCTCATCAGTTGCAAAAGCAACAGCGTCCCTGCCAACAACGTCATCGGGTAACTGTGTCCCAACTTTATTTAGTGCTTTGTTAATAACGCCTTTGTTGAAATTAAAGATTGTTTTTTGACGGGCGTTTTCAATCTGACTACCAACTAAAGGAAGATTCTGTGCAAATTCTTCAGCAGACTTAAAACGACCACCTAATACCTGCCCTGGCGTAGGCACAATACCTAAATCCCGCATTGTTTGCTCTGCTTTAGATACCAAAGGTTTTGCTACCCTTCCAACACCGGCAGCAACTTTTTCACCAACAGCGCCACCAACAGCGCCTAGACCAATTTGAGATGCTTTTTCACCGGCAAACTCTTCTCCAACTACTGGTTGTAATGCCCCAGTAGCTGCTCCAGCGGCTGCTCCAGCACCAACATTAGTAAGTCCAGCGGCTCTTCCTGCTTGTGCGGCTCTTACACCAACTGCAATATTTGCAGGATTTACAATATTTCCACCTAAACGACCAATGTCAAAGCCTGTTTCCCCTTGCGCTGCTCTTTGTTGTTGATAAGCGGCTTCTTCTGCTCTGACCATCTCATCAACTCGTTGCGCCTCAGAACCAAAAAAACGACTAACTGGGTTTGGTGCTAAACCACCAAGAGAAGTAACCTGCTCTAATCCTCTAGGTAATAGTTGAGCACCGGCACTAATAGGATCTTTAATTCCCATTAGAAACCCGCTAGACGGCGCAGCAACACTAGGCTGCTCTTTAGCAACACCTAAAGAACTTGCTATTTCATCAATCTGAGACTCGTTAAGTTCTGTCTCTGTCTTAATCTTTTTTCCACCAATTACATAGGTAGGCATAATTAATCCTCAATAATTTGGTAAGTAGTTCCGCTTTTAGTAGTTCTTTGTGTTGTTTTTGGTGTTTTCGGAACTTTAACTTCTCCAAGCGGAAGTGGTTTTCCTCTTTCAATTGCTTGTGACTGCAATTTAAGTCTTTCAATTCCTTCGTTTATTTTCTTTTCAGCAGCGTTTAAAATATTTCTAAGAGTTTCTGGTTCTAAGTCAATTCTACCGCCCTGTACATCACGAAGATATTTTAATTCTTCTACAGAGTCGTTACCCCCAAACTCTTGCAATCTTGGAATAACTGTATTTCCAATCTCACTTAAGAAAGTCTCAGTGTTAATAACTTTCTTGCGGTCGCCAATTAAACCACCAGAATATTTAGCTGCTCCTTGAGCAAGCGGGGCATATGGCCCAGCATAGATGCCTTTGTCTAGTAAAGCTCTAGCACTCTTTAGGCTTGTAATTGCTGAATACTTATTATCAATTGTTGCTTGTGCTTCTCCGACTATTTTTCCAGCAGCAACATCAGCAGATTTATCACCAACATTGATAGTTGCACCCGGACTTGCAAGTTTTAATACTTCTCTTGCAACATTTAATTTTGCTATCTCTTCTTTTGTCAATGTTGCTGGGTCTTTAACACCTAACTCAAACATAACATTTCTTGCCTGATCTAAGGCGCCAGCTTGTTTCTCTCTAGTTGCTTGAGCCAAGGACGCTATACCAGCAGCCTTTCTCTGAAAGCCCTGCATCTGCTCAGCCTCTAACTTAGCAGCTTGCACAGCAGCCTGTTGAGCCAATGTAGTTACACCTAATTTAGCCGCAGAGTCTGATAACTTCTTAAAGAAATCTGGTGAAGAAGCATCGCCACCTGAGGCCTGTAAGGCTTCTTGGTAGGCTTGTTGTCCCAACTGTGCCTGCTGTAGCCTTGGGTCCTGCACCGAAGGCAGACCAAATAAAGTATTGACAACGCCGCCCAAGGCCTGACCCATTTGCTGGCCTGATCTAGCAGCACCAAGATTAATAATCTGCTGAGGGGTTAACTTAGCCTGTTCTAGTAATCCACGCTCACGTTCAGCCTCGATAGCCTGCTGTATCAACTGAGGATTATAAGAACCAAATAATGTTTGCTCTGCCATTTGTATTTCCTTTAGTAAGGGCTGTAACCACCACTGTAATCCATTACAGATTCTGGTGTTGGTCCATAGTCATAGTATCCAGAAACCTCTGGATTATAGACACTAGGCCCAGGAGTAGCTGTAGATTGCGGTGCTGGTGCTTGTTGTTGACCAAATCCTAGACTTCCAAAAAAGTCTTTCATTAGGTTTTGACTAGCAAGATTCCTAGTACCAATCTGTGATAGTTGACCACCAAGTCTGGTCTGTGCTGCTGCCATGCCGCCTTCTAATAAAGAACGACCAGCTTGTGCGCCAGCAAGAGCTGACCTGCCACCCAACTGAGCACCAATATCCAGAGGTTGCTGACCTGCCTGCTCAAGCAACTGAGATACACCGAACTGGGTCTGGAATGGTGACAATGCAGTTGTACCCAGTTTAGCGGCTTCGCCAAACAATCCAGTACCAAAGTTAATACGATTCCTTGCTTCTTGTTCTGCCTGTGCAGCCAATTGCAGGTCTTGTGTACGCCTTGCGGTAGCCAACGCAGCCAACTCAGGCTGGCCTACATCGCCAATATTGAGGCCTGCACGACCACGACCAAATACAGAAGCACCCAATCTTGCCTCTTCACGCTGACGGATTGGATCAAGCATTGCATACTGTTCTTGCAGATACTGGTTACGAGCCTGCTCTGGTGTTGTTGCTAGGTATTGCTGACCAAGACCAAACAAGGTTTGAGAAGGTGCTACAGCACGTTCAGCAAGCCCTAGACTGTCTCCGTAGAGAGCAGAGAGCCTATCTTGAAGAGCCTGTATCTCTGGCGATGTAGTGTAACTAGCACCACTAAGGCGACCTTCAGGACCATATTGGAATTGTGATTGTCCAAACCTAGTAGAGATGCCTACGGGCCTAAACCGGGCTTCTTCGGCTGCTAATTGTGCAGCACGTTCTTGAGCATCGGCTGCATACCTACTTGCGGCTGCTTGTTCTGCCGCTGCCTTTCTTGTAGCCCGTGCGCCTATGGCTGATCCAATTACGCTGCCTATTGCGTTACTCATTTAGATTACCTCTTTTTCTAAAATATAACCAGTTAGTTTAAAACCAAACTTCTTCTCAAATGCTTTGTAATTACGCTTGGTGCCCATGATTATCTTCTTGTATCCTAACTGCTTTGCTAGTTCATTGAGATAGATATTCCAATAATGCCCATCACCATAAACTTGCAGAGCAACTAGAGCATCATCATGCTCAGTCCAAGACATAAAACCATATTCATTTTCAACTAAGTTGTCTAATCGTATTACGGTATCTTTAGACTTAGTTAGGTACTCTTTGATTTGTTCGTTGTTCATTAGGTTTTCATAATGTAGCAAAGAGCATAGTACGGAGGCAGGTTAGCATTAGTACCTGAAGAACCTGTAGAATCTGTGGTTCCGCTTACTGTGTGGGTGTGCGCTGCTGCCGTACTCGTGTTCGTGTCATAGCCAGCAACCGAACCATTAGCTCCAGCCACGTTGACCCAAGTATCTGCATACCCATAGCGAGCAACAGGAACCCCAAACGGGTCCAACTGAGTATTAGTACCAGTTAGGTGGCTATGGGAGCCACCAGAACCAGTAGTTGCAGTTAACGAATGCGTATGCGATACAACAATAGCATCTTTAGAACCACCAGTAGCACCCACTGCGTAAGTAGACCCAGCGCCTACAACAAACCGATCTCTTAGGTCTGGTGTGGAATTAGAACCGTTACATAATACCCAGCCAGAAGGGATAGATGCGGAAGAACCTGACCAGATAATAATACCACCGCTGGGGAACACTGCTGCTACTGCCGTAGCAACGAAGGCTGTACTAGCAATCTGCGTAGTGTTCGTCCCAGAAGACGCTGTAGGCGCTAACGGAGTACCTGTAAGTGTTGGGCTATTGCTGTCTGCTTTGGATGATATGGCAGAGGCAATGGCGGTATATTCTGCATCAATCTCAGTTCCTTTGATGACCTTTGCTGGGTTACCAGTGCTAAGAGCATCCTTAGATGCAAAGTTAGTTGCTTTCGTGTAATTGCTCATACTGTTTTTCCTTGTGCGACATAGACATCGATTTTCTGAATAGAAAGAGGATCACCATTTAATTCTGCTTCTAATCCTAGTTGTAGGACAGATCCATTACCGCCTGCGTTGATTTGGAACTGGTCTAGGACGACACCATTGGAGAATTCAGCAATGTTGTATTCCCCTATATTATACTCGTAAACCGAGCCGGTGTCAAGTGTTTTCGTTTCGCTATTGTAATTTTCTTTGTAATCAAAGCCCCATTTGATGGCTACAGCGTCACCAGACCCGCCAATAACCACAAATCCTATCTTTTTAAGGACTTTTAAGGCTGTTGGGCTGCCAAAGTCAAAGTAATTAGTGTAATACTGTAGCCGGTAGGTAGAGGCGTTATCTAGGTGTCCATAGTATTTACCGATGTACCCAGGCTTGCCTAGCAATAACTGCTTGGCTTGGTTAACAAACAAAGCCTTAGGATCAATGCCGTCCCATATAGTGACACGGGCAGAGCCGTCCTGTAGAGCACCCCGCATATCAAAGCAGTAGGTAGCCTTGGTTGCTGGGAGGGTAAGCAGATAAAAGGCATCCCGGTCATAATAGACAGACTTGATGGTGCTAGCTGTCTCTGAGGCCACTGCTAAAATAAGTTCATCACGGACGTTCTTAGACATATCCCGCATAGGCAGGGACTTCTCTTGGATAACCCGCTGGAGACTACGCACACCAGAGTCAGACAGGAAGATAATATCTGTGCCTGTGTTCTGTACAGAGTCCCTAGCAACACAGCCTACATTGGGGATAAAGTCTTCTAAGGCCAAGGTAGTGACATCTATAGGGTTTCTATAGATAGCAATGTTGTTTCTACCAAAGATGATTAGAAAGCCGTTGTGGGCCGCTAGAGCGATAATCTGGTCATTGTTAGGGAACACAGAGTTGATCGACAGAGAGCCTGAGTCGCCGCCTTGGAAGTCAGATCCGTCCAAGAGCCTGCTAAAGTACACAGTCTGTCTGTCACCAACAATGTCTGCCATCCAGATACGACCATAAGCAGCTAAGGCACAGTTGGGCTTAAAGTCTGCTACAGAATACCCTGTCGGCAGGGTGCCAACATCGCCTAACTGCTGAAAGCCAAAGGAGCCAGAATGAGAATGAGGATTAACAATAGTGGTGACTGTGCTGGTCAAAGAATTACCAACTGTGTACCCTGTACCGGCAGTAGAGACTGTCACAGTGGCTACACCAGTACCGCTAAGGGTTGCTACAGTTAACTTAGCCCCAGAGCCAGAACCGCCTGCTAGTGTCAATATGTCGCCAACATTGTAGCCAGAGCCAGCAGCACTGACTGTTACTGTCGCTATTGGACCAGTACCGCCACCACCGCTAATCGTAGCCACAGAAAAGGTAGCGCCAGTGCCCGGAGTTGGCAGGTTGTGGAAGACCAGTACAGGGTGTCCTGTCTGCACCATGTATGCATGGGAAACAGCATCAGAGCCGTCACCAAAGGGCAAAGCCGCAGCTTGCCAATTGTTGCCTGTTATCGTGTAAGACACATCGGCAGTGTTAGCCTGTGTCCTAACAGTCTTGGTGGTCATCGTTGTGGTGCCAGTAAACAACTTGTTATTACCAGCACTGATGGTCTGGTTGCCACCAACATCAATCATCTCAAAGATAAACTCTACAGCATTACCAGATCCTAAGTCTGTGTTGACTGCCGTATTAACAGGTGTCCAGCCACGCCTAGCGCCGACACGACCATACCTATCGATAACACAATTCTGTGCCTTCAGAGCATAGCCTGAAGACAACTGAATACTGCTTTCTTGCGTGTTTAGGCCTAGAAAGCCCGGAGCAGCAATAGTAGCGGTCTGTATTCTTTTCATTAAGTGGAACCCCAGATGAGTTCTTCAGGATAACGATTAGCCTCAGCAGCAATATGGTCTGATAGAGACTGGCGATACAACTCGTAAGCCTCAGCACTGTTTAGTCCATTGTCCTCTCCACGCTCATTTAAGGCCTTGGCATAGGCTAAGAAGATTACAGGCTCTGATGGAACCTTGATCTGTGTCGAAGCAGAGGTAAATTCTGCCTGTGGCTTGATGACGTTAAAGTAGATATTATAGACACCATCAGGAATAGGATAGAGGTCTACCTGTGTATCTCCGTTGGAGTCTACGCCGTTAAAGTTATAACGATCAGGAGCACCGACTAAGACTGTCCCGCTGTTTAAGAACAACTCATCCATCTTCCTAGTTGTCTCATAGTTTAAGAACCAGTCAGACTCTGAGTTAATAACATCGATGACCTTAAACCGCTGACCAATACCAGTTAACACATAGTTAAACAGGTTAGCAGAGGTGGTTACAGTCAATGTCTCAGACAGAGCATTCCAAGTATAGGAATCTTCAACCTGCCGTTTAGCATCGTTGATGAACCTACCAATAAGTTTAGAATAGGCATTGTCAGTAACGGCAGTAACCTCTGGCTCACGCAAGCGAACCAAGGTTTCGTTGACAAGCTCTAAGTAAGTTTTGTTTGCCATTTAGCAATCCCATTTCTTTAGTGCTAAAGCCTTCCTTGTTGGTCTTCCCTTAGAATCCTTCATAGGCCCAGGAACACCACTCATACGGGCACAGAAAGACTTCCTACGAGCAGCCTTCTTAGGAGACTTTGCAGCTTCCTTAGCGGACACGGGAGGCTTCAGGTTAGCGCCTTCCTTGTTCTTAAAGTATGCCCTGCCTTTGGCATTTAAGCCACCTTCTGGGTTCTGATATACTTTTTTTACCATTATTTCTTCGCAGTCTTCTTAGCTTGTTTAAATGCCTTAGCAGTGGGTGCGCCTTTAGAACCTACTTTACGCATCTTCTCACCAGATCCCGCCGCTATCCGCTTACGCTTTGCATTGATGTTGGCATAGAGGCCGGGCTTAGTAACCACGAGAAGAGCCTTTCTTAGCTTTCTTCTTCTTAGACATACCAGTCATTGTTAGGCCAACAGCTACTGCTTGCTTCTGTGGCATACCTTCTTTACGAAGCTTGCTAATCTTTGCAGATGCTGCCTCTTGTTTGCCCTTCTTAGTGTAAGGGTATTTCTTTCCGTCTACCATTGGCATACTATTCTCCTTAGAATTGGAATTGAACTGCGGTTTCAGGGATAAACTCTACTGTTGCTACATAGGTTACTGTGTTGGTGCTTGAGTTTTGTACACGAATCTCGTCACCAGCCTGCATTACTACCTCTGTGTTGCCATCTAATATAATAAAATCACCAGCGCCTAAGTTCTTACCACCAACAATAAAGTACTCAGTATTGGTAGAAACATCATACCAGTAGACCTTTGGAGTATCGTTGCCGGTAAGACTAATAATGTACATTAACTGCCAAAGACCAGTATTCTTCGTAGGAACCGTAAGAATAGTTTCCTTGGTAGTAGTGGTCTTAGTTTTAACTGCTGAGACTTTTCTGCTCATATTAACCTATTTTAAGAACTAAACTGAGTAGTAGAACTACGATGAAACCAGTAGTACCAAGAAGGATTTGTTCTAGTCTTTTAAGCCTAGCGTTGATGCCTGCATAGCGTTCGGCGCAGACTGCCTCATGGGTGTCAAGTTGTCCTTTAACTTGGTCTATTGGTGACATCACTATCTCCACTTAGGTCCTTCCATCCAAGCTACTAGAGAATGTCTAGTGCCTTTGGTTACTGGGTTTACCTTATGAACTATAAAGGAGGGAAACACTAAAACAGTTCCTTGTGTTCTAAGGTGTTCTTGTTTAGGGGCGCTGAGGTGTAACGGCTGCATCTCAAACTCACCACCTTCATACTCTTCTGGGCTAGACAGTTGGCACACTAAAGACAACTTCCTATGTGCTTGTCTACCATCATCCCAGTTTACATCATTGTGCCAATTATAATAACCTTGGTCTTCTGCGTTGTACTCTGTAAACTGAATCTCATTTAAGTGCCACAACTCAGATCCAAAAGCATTATGATTAGCAATATGAAATAAGTTTGTTATCTCATGGTACAGCCAACCAAGGTCTTTATTGTCTCTAGTGATCCACCTAACCTTACTTCTACGAATCTTGGTGTCTACATTAGAGCCTTGGAATCCTATTATTGCATCCTGCGGTTCTATTTCTTTTGCTTGCTCTACTATGGTGCTACAAAGTTCTTTGGGATACCGCTGCTGCCACATCTGCCACATTGCGTTCAAACTGTCTCAACCCAAGAAGTTGTTGCCTCATCCCATGAATACTTCTTGCCATCTGTTGGCATCGGAGTAGGAGCATCCCATAAGGCTGTGTCGTTATTCAAAACCCATGAAGCGTATGGTTTTGGGGGAACGAAAGCGTCTAAACCTACGTTGTATGTGAAACCAACACCAGCGTAGTTCTTGCGGATTGAGCCGTTGTAGGATGTCTGCTTCCAGTTGCCGCCAAAGAGTCGCTCGCAGAAAGCAGCACCGATGTGCTCTTTTTCTACGCCGTTGGCATCAGCGGTATCTGCGTTTCCTACAACAATTACTTGCGTTACTACGTTATTGCTATCAAGTTGGGCAAAGTGTGCCATGAATTACTCCTTTATAGATTCAAGTTTAAGACCAGTTAAGTCCATTTCTTCCCCAACCAAACCGACTGGAAAAGTGTTAAAAGAAAGACTGATGCGGGTGTCCTCGCCCTTAACAGTCTCAACCATGTGAGTTAGGCTCGATGGGAATAGGA